TGTTAGATAACCAGCACCACTTGTTCCCCAAGTACCTGTACCATCTAAAATTTCTTCAGTTGGTGCAATTGGGTTAAATTCTGGAACCTGTATTCTTGTTCCACCTGCTGTTGCATCAAGCAAAGCATTACGAACTACAGCACCAGATTGTATAAATAGGCTACGCTCTTTAATAGCTTGAGAAACGTAAGCACTAAAATTATTTCTTTTAACGATGTCCGCTAGTAGGACACCGCCAGTATAATTCTGAAACGGAGCAGCCATTGGCTTATTTAGAAATTAGTTTTACATTTCCAAGTCACGGACTTGGTAACACTTTTCAAGTCACGGACTTGATAGTAAATTCCTAAATCACGGATTTATAGAAATTACCTTTTTTTAAGTGTTCTGAGCCTCCTGTTTCAGCACGGCTGCCATCTGAGGATCTTGTTCTGATATTAGCATTTGTTGTGTTATATTGCCTGTTTTCCAAGGATTTGGTTGGCCTCCACCTGCGTTAGCAACTGGACTTGGTTTTGCTCCCATGCCAGCAGCAGAACTTGGTTTGAAATGATGTTCCCAACCACTGCCAGGATTTTTAAGACTTGTAAGATAATTTGTTAAATTCTGTTCAACTCCACCATTAAGAACAACAACCTGACCCTCTGCATTTTTTTGTAACTTTTCCTGTAACAAAGATAAAGTTTGTTCTGCATTTATAGCTCCAAGATTACTAATAGCTGCTAAAGCTTCAGTTTTAGTGCTTGCAGCTTCATTAGAATTTTTTAAATCTTGTATTTGTTGTTTTAAAGCATTTACTTCATTTTGCATTTCCTGAT